TCCATGACCAGTTGCCGTCAAAATCGTTCTCTGTGAACCTTGCTGTAATTCCTCTTGATTCATATACCGACTTGTCAAATATAACCAAGGCCTTTTTATATATCTTAAGGAACATTCCTTGTTTTTCGCAAATGTCATATAGGAAGGCGCTATCCGTCTGATTGTTCTGTTCTACTGTCTCGATAACCGGTTCTGTCCCCCAGTAAAACAGGTCTTTCATTTCATACTTTTCTTTCATTTCCTGGGCAATCTGCTTCAGAGTAACCTGTTTCCAAGTTTTTGAGACCGGATCTGTTTGAAACGAACTTGATGCCGGAACCGATACGCCTTTGATGACGCACTGTCTGGGGGCGCCCGAATAGGTTATGTCATCCAGGGTAAAGTTCCCGCAATGGTATTTTAGCAAGTCTCCGTCCCTGAACCAGTTGTGGAGCCAGAATGTCACATCCAGGTCATGTTCCTTTTCTGGTATAAAATCGTTCCGTAACCAGCTCGCATCCCTATCGCAAAAAGTAAGGGAAATTTCATCCGACATTCCAGACGAATTGTCC